CTAAAATAGATCCTGTGACAGGCAAAGTTAAAAAGCGTGATGATGGTAAAGTTTTAAAACCAGAAGGGTGGAAGCCTCCACAACTAGAATTGTTTGTATAAGGAAAAAACATGCAGTATTTGGATATTGATATAGATTTAAGTAGGGATAATTTATTCGACACTCTTGGAATAAAAAGATTGCAAGAATCCTATATGATGGAAAACGAAACATCACCACAACATAGGTTTGCGTATGTATCAAAAGCATTCTCTTCCTCGCCGGAACACGCTCAAAGGTTATATGAGTACAGCAGTCAGCATTGGCTCAGTTATTCTACTCCCATTTTGTCTTTTGGGCGTTCTCGTCGTGGCCTGCCTATTTCATGTTTTCTACCGTACTTACATGATAGTGCAGAAGGTTTGGTGGACTGTCTTTCAGAGGTAAACTGGCTATCAATGTTAGGAGGCGGAATTGGAATTGGTCTTGGAATACGTTCTGCTGATGACAAGTCTGTTGGCATTATGCCTCACCTTCGTACTTACGATGCCTCCTCGTTGGCATATCGTCAAGGTCGCACTCGCCGCGGTTCTTATGCTGCATATCTTAATGTTTCCCACCCTGATATTCATCTCTTCCTTGAAATGCGGAAACCAACAGGCGATCCTAATATGCGAGCATTAAATCTGCATCATGGTATTAATATCACTGATGATTTTATGCAGATTATTGAGAAGTGCATGCTAGATTCAAGTGCTGATGATTCTTGGAATCTAGTTGATCCAAATAATGGTGAAGTTAGAGATACTGTTTCGGCTAGAGAACTGTGGCAAAAAATTCTTGAAACGAGAATGCTCACCGGTGAACCTTACATTCACTTCATTGATACAAGCAATCGTCACTTGCCTTGGTTTCAAAAAGAAAAAGGATTGTCTATTAAACAATCAAACCTTTGTAGTGAGATTGTATTACCGACAGACAAAGATCGAACCGCAGTATGCTGTCTATCTTCATTAAATCTGGAGTATTATGATGATTGGAAAGATAACGAACTATTTCTTCGGGACATTGCTGAGATGCTTGATAACGTCCTACAGTATTTCATTGATAATGCTCCTGATAGCATATCACGCGCAAGATATTCTGCTACTATGGAACGCTCTATTGGTATTGGTGCCCTCGGTTTTCATGCATATCTACAAAAGAAAAACATCCCCTGGGAATCATCACTCGCAGTGAGCGTAAACAAAAGAATCTTTAACAATGTGAGAGGTAAACTCGATGTTGCAAATAAAGAATTGGGCACCGAACGCGGTGAAGCCCCCGATTGCGTTGGCTCTGGGAATCGTTTTGCCCATCTTATGGCTATTGCTCCCAATGCAAGCTCATCTATTATTATGGGTAATACCAGCCCTAGCGTTGAGCCTTATCGCGCTAATGCTTATCGTCAAGATACTTTATCGGGATCTTTCCTGAATAAAAACAAATTTCTGGATAAAATTATCAAGGAGAAGGTGGATGAACAATCAGTGGACTACCAAGAAATCTGGTCAAGCATTATTGCAAACGACGGATCAGTTCAGCACCTTAGTATACTATCTGACTGGGAAAAAGACGTATTCAAAACGTCTATGGAGATTGACCAGCGATGGATTGTGGAACACGCAAGTCACCGACAGAATTTCATTGACCAAGCGCAATCCATTAACCTCTTTTTCAGACCTGACGTAGACATTAAATATCTTCATGCTGTACACTTTCAAGCTTGGAAACAAGGTCTCAAAACTCTTTATTATTGTAGATCAGAAAAAATCGGCAAAGCGGATAAAGTTTCAAACAAAATTGAAAGGCAAGTTATTCAAGAGGTCGATCTCAAAGCACTTGCACGTGGTGAAGAATGTTTAGCGTGTGAGGGCTGAAATGTCTTTTCTAGTTGCAAACCTTCCTCCTGTACATTGTTATATTCGCCGTGAATTCCTTTATGATTTTGAAAAGGGTCACGGCGAATATGAACCGTGTATTTGGGTATCAATTAAAAGTTTGAGAAGTCAAGCTTTTCGAATCGAATCATATCTTCCTAGATATGGGGCACTTTATGATAAATTACCTTTACATGCATATGTAAGCAGAAAGGATAATTTAGAGATATCTTCATTTTTACCTCTCGATACTCTTCAAATATGGGATTGCTTCAGCTATAATATTGCAATCTTACAAAAGGCATTTCTTCGAAACTTATCATGTCAGTTTTATGCAAAAGATAAACAGCTTTATTCTGGCAATTATCTTTTTACTGTTGACAATGCAAGCCCAGATTTGAATATAATCGACACTAGCTATAGTGAATGGCCAGAAGATCATAAGTCATTCAATTTTATTGAACTTGATAATGGGCAATATGCAGCACAGCCAAATAATCGATGTATATTTTTTGATGCTGCAAGCAACCCAAAACAAATGTTGTTTCCAGATTTTAAAGTTTGCACAAAAAAATATATTGTAGAAACAAATCCAAAATGGCGTTTGGGTGATACAACTGATGTAATGTATACCAAGTAAAGGATTCAAATGAAAAAGATTTATCGTTTTACTGCCTCTTGGTGTCAACCATGCAAGGCATTATCAAAAAATTTAGAGTTAGCTAATTTAGATATTCCAATTGAAGTGATTGATATTGATGTTTTCGAAGATATTGCTATTGAATATGCAATTCGATCAGTTCCAACTTTAATTCTGAAAGGTGGCGAAACTGAAAAAAGGTTGGTTGGAGTACATTCACCAGAACAAATAAGAGAGTGGGCAAATGGTTAAAAAGAAACTAAAACTAACAGATGAACGAAATTATTTTAAACCTTTCACATATCCTTGGGCATATGATTCATGGCTTAAACATGAACAAAGTCATTGGCTACACACTGAAGTTCCAATGATCGAAGATGTTAAAGATTGGAAAAACAAATTGACACAAAATGAAAAAGAATTTCTTACGCATATTTTTAGATTTTTTACGCAGGGAGATATTGATGTTGCTGGCGGTTACGTCCGTAATTACTTACCTCATTTTCCTCAGCCTGAAATTCGTATGATGTTATCTGGTTTTGCTGCGCGAGAAGCTTTACATATTGCTGCATATAGTCATTTGATTGAAACTCTTGGGCTACCAGAAACTACATATAATCAATTCTTTGAATATCAAGAGATGCGTGATAAACATGATTACGTTTTGAATCAATCTAATAGCTTAGTGAACACATCATCTGTAGCAAAAAATATTGCATTATTCTCCGCTTTTACTGAAGGTATGCAATTGTTTAGTTCATTTATTATGCTGCTGAATTTTCCGCGTCAAGGAAAAATGAAAGGTATGGGTCAAATCGTAACTTGGTCGATTGTTGATGAAACTATGCACGCCGAGTCAATGATTAAATTGTTTAGAACCTACATAGAGGAAAATCGTGAAATTTGGAACGATACTCTCAAATCTGAAATCTACACTATTGCAACAAGAATGGTTGACCTCGAAGATCGTTTTATTGATTTATCATTCGGCATGGGCGATATGCATAATCTATCTTCTGATGACGTTAAAACCTATATTCGTTACATTACTGATCGTCGCCTTATTAGTCTTGGTCTCAAGGGCATAATGAAAGTGAAAAAGAATCCATTGCCTTGGGTTGAAGAAATGATTAATGCACCAACTCATACCAATTTCTTTGAGAATCGTGCTACTGATTATGCAAAGGGTGCATTATCTGGAACATGGGATGAAGTTTGGGGAAAAGCCGCTTAATTTTGAAAGGAGAATAATCATAGAAAAAGTAATAACAGCAGAGTGTTCTGAATGTGAATCATCTTTTGAGTTAGTCTATGAAGAAGAACTAGTATCCGACGATACGCCAAGTTTTTGCCCATTCTGTGGCGAGAAAATCGAGGACATCCAAGAAGAATATATAGATCAGGATGACTTTGATGATGAGATAGAGGGATGGAAATAAATTGGATTTACGAAGATAAAGATTTTTCTGAAGAGCAGATAGAGGATAACTATGGCTTTGTATATGTAATTACAAATTTACAGACCGGTAAAAAATATATCGGGAAAAAGTTTTTTTACTCGTTAAAAACAAAAGTTATTAAAGGTAAGAAAAAACGGCAAAAATTATCTTCGGATTGGAAAACATACTTTGGTTCTAACACAGAACTACAAAATGATGTTAAACTACTTGGACAAAGTATGTTTAAAAGGGAAATAATTTATCTTTGTAAAACAAAAGGCGAGTGTGGTTACATGGAAGCAAAAGAACAATTTCAAAAATGTGTTCTTGAATCAAACGAATACTACAATACTTGGATAATGGTAAGAGTTAGAAAAAATCACCTAAAAGGTATTAAATGATGGACTTAAAAAAGATTGATCCTAGTTTATATGATGGTGTTGATTTTTATCGTCAAGACAATCAATCAATTAATATTTCGGCATTTAAACTAATAAAAACAGGTAATAAAAAAGACGGCTCGCCAATGGGTGATTTGTATGATATTATCATATTTCCTGATGTAAACAAAAAACCTTCTTTGCCCGAAAGATTTCAAGCAATATTAACTTCACCTTTAGATTATGTGGAAAGAATGGTTGAAAGTGGTTTTCTTGGTGTTGTTGTGCGAGCAACAGACACCTCTGATGACTACATGAAAGAAGTTTTCGATGAAATTAATGAAAATATGATTGTTAGTATTAAAAACTATGAGGAACGTGAAAATGTTAAATAAGTATGAGCTTAAAGAAGTTTTGCAAAATTCGGTTGTTACTGTTGTTTTCACAAAGGTTGACGGAACAGAAAGAGTAATGAATTGTACGTTGCTCCCGGAATACATTCCACAAGTTGTTGCAGAAAAACAACAACTTTTGACAGAAAGCTTGCCAAAAGCTGAAAATCCTAATACCATATCTGTATGGGACGTAGAAAGCAATGGTTGGCGTTCATTCCGTATTGACTCTGTAAAGACTGTAACTAAAAATGAGACTCACATCCGTTAAAGATTATGAAAAGGTACTCTCAGGTGGAGAACCCACCTGGAAGAATGGTGAATCATCTATTGTCAAAGCATTGAATTGGTATAACTATCATTCAGATTTAAAAGATAGTAAAAAGTACACTATTCAATATCTCAAAGAAAATAAAACCAAAAAAGAAACACTCGATTTGATCGAAAAGGCTCCAGAGGAACTTTTTTCAAATCTTGGTTTTGTTTGCCGTATTAAAATGCGTGGCGGTCCAATTACTGAAAATAATCAGAAATGGATTGATACGACAATTGAATCTATCTCAAAGAAAATTAAACCTGCTGTAAAAGTAAAGACAGAAGAAGTTAAAACAATTTCAATTCAAGACCGCATTCAAGAAAAATCAAAAGAAATAATTGGTGAACTTGAAAGCGTCATCGACGATTGTTTTTCTGTTCGTGATTTTGATGCAGTTGATCCGTATGAAATCATGCAAACACTCTCCGTAAAAGGTGTTCACGCCAATCATATCATTTCCTTTTTTAAGACTCGTGTATCTGAATTTGAAGAAGTGCTTTCAAGCAAAGATTCGCAATTGATTGAAGGTTATTCAAACTTTTCGAAAAGTGAACTCAAGCAATATCTTGCATATCTTAAAAGAATCATTTCTGATGCAGAAAGAATCACTCATGTAAATAAGTTGACACGGGCTCCTCGAAAGAAAAAAGCTAAACCTGTCGATAAAGTGATTTCAAAATTGCAATTCAAAAAAGAAGACTCAGAATACAAAGTCGCATCGGTGAACCCAGCGGATATTGTAGGCTGCACTCAACTTTGGGTGTTTAATACAAAGACTCGTAAGGTCGGTGTATACAATTCAATCGACGATGCTGGGCTTTCGGTAAAAGGCACTACAATCATTAATTTCAACGAATCAACCTCCGTACAAAAAACTCTTAGAAAGCCTGAAGTGTCTCTTCCTGAACTTATCAAAGCCGGTAAAGTTACACTTCGTAAATTTTTGAGTAATATCAATGCAGTCGAACAGTCGTTGACAGGAAGAATTAATTCTGATACTATTCTTGTCAGGATTATCAAATAAAGGTTATCATGATTTTAATTGATCTCAATCAGGTTCTATTGTCTGGCATCATGGCACAAATTTCCGACAATAAAACCAAAATAGAAGAAGGGCTTGTTCGCCATCTTGTTTTGAATGTACTTCGCACACATATCAAACAGTTCAAAACTGAATATGGTGATGTTATTCTCTGTTGTGATAATAAAAACTATTGGCGCAAAGAATACTTTCCTTATTACAAAGCTGGGCGCAAAAAAGCGCGAGAAAAGACCGATCTTGACTGGCATCTGATTTTTCAAATTCTTGGTGAAATTAAAAAAGAATTGAAACTGTATTTTCCATATCGTGTGCTAGACATTGATGGTGCAGAAGCCGATGATATCATTGGCACACTTGCCGCAAAATATGCAACCCGTGAAAAGGTACTCATCATCTCAAGTGATGGCGACTTTCTTCAACTGCAAATAAACAAGAATGTTAAGCAATATAATCCTGTAATGAAAAAATACATCAAGTCGGATAATCCCGTTCTTGATCTAAAAGAAAAGATTATCAAGGGTGACAAAGGCGATGGTATTCCAAACATCATTTCACCCTCTAATTGTTTCATCATGGAACAAAGGCAAAAGCCTATCACTAAAAACAAACTG